AGCGCATTATGGAGGAAAGCGGACGAGCGGTTACCGAACCTGACTTTAGAGAGTGGTAATTATGGCTATCAATCCTAGATACGCTGAACAATTAGCACGAGACTTGTTAGAACTTTACACTGAAGCTGAAACGAGGATGCTTGAGATTGTAGCGAAAGAGTTAGCAGACGACATCTACGCTCCAGACTGGGCCGCAATAAAGCAATCAGAAATTAGCAGAGTGAAAGCTAAACTAGAAAAGCAGGTTGCGAACCTTGACAAGAAGATGCCAGAAACGGCAGCAGAAACTGTGAAGAAAGCATACACTACAGGACAAAAAGGTATAGAAGTGGATCTTAAGAAACTTGATAAACCAATCAAGACAGGTTTCGGAACGATTGATGAACGCAAAGTCATGGTGTTAACAAGACAGCTTGCAGGTACGCTTGGTCAGACTCACTTGCGGATCACTCGACAATCACTCGATGAGTACCGCTCTATCATCGGCAAAGCATCTCAGATGGTGGAGCTTGGGGTTGAGACGAGACAGCAAGCGACACAGCGAGCATTAAATGAATTTGCCGACAAAGGCATAACAGGTTTCATAGATAAAGCAGGTCGTAGCTGGTCGCTTCGTTCATACGCTGAAATGGCGACACGTTCGACGACAGGACAAGCAGCTATCGAAGGAGCAATACAACGGTTGCAAGACAACGATTATGACTTGGTGATTGTAAGTTTTCATGCTGACTCATGTCCATTGTGTGAGCCGTGGGAAGGTCAGGTGCTAAGCATATCTGGAAAAAGTGACGAATATCCGGCTCTTGACACTGCTATAGCAGAAGGACTTTTTCATCCGAACTGCGGACATTCGCTGGGAGCGTATATCCCGGGGCTTACGGAGAAGCCGACAAAAGAGCAGGTAGGAAAAGGGGACTTCGAGGAAGCACAAGAGCAACGCAAGCTTGAACGTGATATTCGACGATGGAAGCAACGACAAGCTGTTGCTATCACAGATGAAGAGAAGAAGAAAGCAGCTAGTAAAGTAAGAGAAAAGCAAGCTAAACTACGTGAGTTTTTAGATGACACAGGGAGAAAGAGACAAAGGGACAGAGAAAGTGTATAATATATACAAGGTGCCAGGTGCACCTTGATTTGAAAAGGGGGGCCAACAGGATGCTAGACGCATTGAGGCGTAAGTTTGATTTGCAAATGTTTGCCGAGGACGATCCCGGAGATCAGTCCTCGAACGAAGCCGATCAGCAGGAAACTGCTGAAGGCAAGGGGCAATCGGGGCCGGACCCTGAAGCTCTAAGGAAAGAACTTGAGGCCGTCAGGAAAGAGGCTGCCAAGTACCGGACCGAGCGCAAGGCTCTTGCTGAAGAGATAGAGGCTCTCAAAAAGAACCTTGGAAAGGCTCTCGGGTTCGGAGACGACAAGGAAGGTAAAGCCGACGTGGACGCTGCACTTAAAAAGATACAGGAATTGCAGAATGAAATACAGAATGAACGATTGCAAAACACGTTTCACAAGGCAGCTATAAGCGTCGGAGCAGATGTGGAGCTTACGTGGGCATTCCTAAAAGGAACTGGGAAACTTGAGCCGGGAATGTCGCAAAAGGACATTGAAAAGGTGTTGAAAGAGACGCTGGAAGCCTACCCTAAGTTGAAGGCTGAAGAACCGCCTAAAAAGAGCGGGGGGACCTTCACTCAACCGCAGGACAAGGGCGGAAAGGTCGACATGAATGCCGCCATTCGTAAGATGGCAAAACGTTAAATTACTAGAAAGGAGCGATAGGAATGGCTGAAATAAATTCGAGCGGACAGTACGCGATCACGGAATTTGACGCGCTTCCTCTTATCCCGCAGGAAGTAGCTAATGAAGTAATTAATGGTATAACGGAAGCTTCGGCTACTTTAAGCTTGTTTAGACGACTACCTAATATGAGTTCTAGGACGTTGAGAATGCCTGTTCTCAATTCAATGGGAGCAGCTAGCTTTATCGCAGGAACTGTTAATGATGACTTAACGCTTGGGGCCGACGTAGAAGCACCAGATAGCGTAGCCGAAACCACAATTCCTGGGTTAAAAGATACTCACCAGATGGCGTGGAGGAATGTCTATATCAACGCCGAGCCGCTGGCGATCATATTGCCTATTGGTGAGGATGTGCTAGAGGATAGCCAATATCCGATATGGGATGAGATCCGACCGAGAATTGTCGAAGCTTTTGGAATTGCTATTGACAATGCTGTTATATGGGGGCAAGGGAGGCCGACTTCCTGGCCAAGTGGCATAGTACCTACAGCGATAAGCCGTGGCTTCACTGTTACTCAAGGTACTGCTACAGCAGCTCAGGGAGGATTGGGCACTGATGCGTCCAACCTAATGGGGTTACTTGAGGATGTGGGCTACAATCCTACTGGATGGATCATTGATCCTAAAGCCAAGAGGGAGCTTAGGAACTTAGTTGACGCAAATGGCAGACCTTTGTTTGTACCTTCGTTGGCGCAAAGCGAACCTAGCACCTTTTGGGGGTTGCCGATCGAATACGTGCGCAATGGAACAATGAGGGATGCGACAGCTAAATTTATCGTCGGCGATATGAACCAGGCAGTTTACAGCATACGTTCAGATATGCGCTTCGACATCTTCAGAGAGGGAGTAATTACCGATAGTACTGGGAAAGTAGTTGCTAACTTGATGCAGAACGATATGGTCGCATTGCGAGTGGTTATGCGGTTAGGATGGGCAGTACCTAATCCAATACATGCGATGGGGCCAAACCGTGACGAGAAATATCCGTTTGCTGTAATGAAAGCTGCATAGGCTCAGCGAAGCGGGGAGACATCTCCCTGCTTCGCTATATTGTAGGAGGGCATAATAATGGCATATGCCACGCTTGCAGATTTAGCAAGTTATCTAGGTGTTCAAGAGTTTGAGCTAGACGACAACTCGCAACGACTTTTAGATTGCGCTAGTATGTTAATTGACATGTATACACTTGGTAAAATAAATGTAAATAATTATTTGCATATGGAAGCAGCCAAATTAGCTACATGCGCTCAGGTTGAGTTTTGGCAAGCGACAGGAGACCCCTTGGGCGTGCTGTCGATGTTCGGTAGCTTGTCTTTGGGAAGTTTTTCGGCTTCGCTAGGAAGCACACAAAACTCACTATCTAACATGCCGCTTGCACCACGAGCATACCAAGCATTGTTCATGGAGGGTTTACTTTACGCAGGTGTTGATATAAAATGATACCCAAGATGCTACTTATTCATAAGATAGTTGTAAAGGAATATAAAGGCAATGGGCCTTACGGGCCTTTATTCGACGATCCTTATGAAGCACAATGTTACTTTGAAAAGAAACACGAGCTAGTAAGAGACTCGACTGGACAAGAGATCGTATCAAGCGCACGTGCTTTCATGTCTTCTGACTATGAACCACCTCCAAAGAGTGTTATCACTTTTGAGGGTGAAGATTATGAAGTTATCACTTCAGCAAGATTCGATAATCCTCTAGCCCACTCCAAACCACATCACACCGAGGTAACGCTAAAATGAGCACGACAATGAGATGGTACGGCGACGACGTCACAAAGAAGATTCGACAAGCTCAGATCAAAGCGTTGAGAGATTCCGCTGAACATATCCTTACTGAAGCGAACAAAACCAATCCGTACCGAGAAGGAACACTCGAACGATCAGGAAGCACTGATGTTGACGAAGAGGCTATGCAAGCATCCGTCTATTACGATACCCCTTACGCGATCAAGGTACACGAGGAGCCGGGCCTTGAATATACCGATCCCAAGGCGCGCTGGAAGTGGCTTGAAATGACGGTCAAGGAGCAGGTAGACAATGTGCGTGAGTATATCCGGAAACGTTTGGAGGATGCGCACAAATGAACATCATAATAGAGGTCATGCAATATCTGGCAAGCAACGGAATTGTGGATTACAGCACGACAGGCGGAGCCAATAATGTCTTTATGGGCCGTTTGCCAGCTGAACCATCTACCGCTGTTGCTGTCAATCCGTCAGGTGGATACGGAGCATCAATCAAGCATGCTTACGACACGCCCACCTTGCAGATACTAGTCAGGGGAACGGTAGATCCTCGGACTGGATACGAAAAGGCGATGGAGATATACGATGCACTTCATGGGTTTGGTGGTGGTGCTTTTGTACCAGGAGGACATTGGGTTGTAAAATGTGAAGGTATACAAAGCGAGCCAGTTTATCTTGGCGAAGATGACAATGGACGGCACATGTACACATTAAACTTTGCACTAGAGGTCAAGCGACCTTCTAGGCATAGAAAATAAGATAGGGGGGGTTATAAATGGCTTTAACGAGAGTGTTAGCAAGAGAATGGAAATTAGAGGTTGAGGACGAACTTGGTGCGTTTCAGGAAGTAGGCGGTATAAATACTTTTTCGTTTGGTGGCAGCAAGACAGATGCTGATACGACTGGGTTCGACAGCGAGGGATGGGCTGAGCATCTTGTTGCAGAACGCAGCAGGACGCTGACCATGGAAGGGTTCTACATTGAGGACAAAGACACTGGCGCGAGAGATCCCGGGCAGGAAATAGTAGATGGACTTGCTGAAAAGATCGGTGAGGAAGCCATAGGAAACTTCAAACTAACATCACCGGGAGGAACAGTCCTGACATTCAGTGGTAGTGTGGAACCTGCTGATATTGGTGGCGGACATAACGACGCCACAAGCTGGGGAGCGACAATCACTATCAATGGCAAAGTGACTAAAAGCTGATAGGGGAGCTTGCGATGAGTAGCAAGTACAGGGACTTCGACGCATTCTTTGCTGAAGCACATCAGGAGAATATTACATTCAAGGTGAAGGGACGTGAATACACCGTCCCTCCTTCTCCTTCTCTTGGTGCTGTAGTGCGACTCGACAAGATACGACGCAATAAGGGCATGGAAGGGGCACTATCAGAGCTGGAGCTTGAGCAAATGGGAGTCGACGTTTTAGGCAGAGAGCAATTCGACCAGATGATGGCCGACGGAGTGACGATACAGGAATTTGAACACATCTTTGAGTGGATATGGAACCTTTACAAAGGCGTAGAACCAGAGGACGAAACAAACGACGGTCAAAAAAAAACGAACAAGAAGCGGTAGACATCATCGAAAAGTGGGGATTGATCGAAGCTGACTTTCAACGAGAGTATGGCATAAACTTGGTTAAAGAATTAGACACTTTGTCTTGGCGCAGGTTTCTTACTTTGCTTGCAGGATTAGGAATGAACAGCACACTTATAAACGTTATCAGTCAAGCTAAACAACCTAAGGAGCATATCATAGAGGATCCAGCATTGGCAGAGCGAGCAGTTAAACAAGTGTGGGGGGTGTAGCAGTGGCGCTCAAGGTTGGGGAGCTATATAGCACACTTGAATTAGATGCAAGAAAGTTTAACCAAGGGATTGCGGCGGCACAAACGCAAGTGAAAGGCATGTCAACCATGCTAAAGGTTGGACTTGCAGGTGCTGCTGTTGCCGCTGGAGCCGCTCTCTATAAAATGGCGAAGACGGGACTTGAAAATCTGCGCGAACTTGACGACGCCACCAAGCAATTTCAGGTCGCCACTGGTGCATCCGCTGCAGAAGCAGAGAAAGCGCAAAAAGTAATACAAAAGCTTTATCGTCAAAACACTGACTCATATGCTGAGCTTGGAGCAGCTGTAACGAGATTGCAGCAACGTTACGGTGACTTAGGAGACGACCTCGAGAAGCATACGCAATCCTTTCTTGATTTCGCAAAGGTAACTGGACAAGACACTACACAAGCAATCGATGACGTCACAAATATATTGCTCGCATTCAATAGAGAACTTGAAGATGCTGTGCCGTTAATGGACAGCTTACTTGCTGTGTCGCAAACAACTGGAGCAAATCTATCGACGCTTCAAAGAGCACTAGCAGAAGCAGCGCCAGCGATGGTTGCATTGAACATCCCACTTGAGGAAGGTATAGCGTTGCTT